GATAATGGCAGTTCCAGCATTAGCAGCAGCTATAGCGACTACTGCAATTCCAGCTTTTGGAACCTACTGGGCATTGAAGAAAACCGGAGGGTTACCCACAATGACCAAGAAGGATGGAAAATTCCTCAATTCAGAAGAGAAAGAAAAATATGAGGAAGGGTTGGTAGAAACCCATAAAAACATGAGTCAAGTCGATAAACTTTATGAGGCATTTAAAAGGGCTGAAACTGGAGATTTAGAAGGTGATGATGCATTTATTAGAACTAAAGCTAACTTAACTAAAGGTGGAAGTTCTGCATATGGTCCAACTCAAATGACTGGTACTCTGGTTAGAGATATGTTAGACCAAGGGGTGATTCCCGACCATTTAAAGGATTATGCAAATAGATTTTTAGACCAATCTGATTTGTTTCTTAAGTATGGTAATGAAAAAGGATTAAAAGGGTATGACCCTAAATATGATTATGGTGGGAGTGGACATCTCACAAGTCCTGAAGACCAAGAAAATTATAAGGACTTATCTAAAGTATTAATAGCTCACCATTGGAATAATGCACAAGAGACATCTTCTAATTATAATGAGAGGAAACCAATGGGTTTTGCTGCTGCAGCTGCAGGAAAAGACCCAATAAACACAATAATTCGTGATTGGAGATTTGGACCTAATAGTAAAAAAGGAAGGGTTAATGATAGCCGCTACTGGCGTAGGTTTAAAGAGAGTTTCTATAAAAAATGACCACTCCTCCGACTTACTCCGCTGGTAGTAAAGGTCAGGAAACCAGCACCTATTTGGAGGGGATATGGAATTAGATGAACAGTCTTATAAGTTGAAACTACTTAAAGAATTAGAAATAAAGAAAGAGTTGGAGAAACGTAAAAGAATAGAAAGAAACAGAGACAACTTTAAAAGTTTTGCAAAAGACCAACTTAAGATAATAACTAAAGACGCTTCTAAGGGGTATGTTGAATTTGAATTTAATGACTGTCAGGATAAAATACACGAAGCCATCGAAAAACAAAGAAAAGATAAAGGGCGAGTAAGAGCTTTAGTATTAAAAGCTAGACAGCAAGGGATTTCTACTTATACTGCAGGTAGAGTATTCTGGAAAACATATTATACTCCACATACGAGATCAGTTGTAATTGCACATGATAGTGCAACATCAGATGCTTTATTTACTATGTCTAAACAGTTTATAGATAGAATGTCTAATGATTTTAAACCTAGTTTAATTAGATCAAATGCGAAAGAGGTTAAGTTCTCACATAATGATTCTGGATTTAGACTTTACACAGCAGGGTCTCCAGAGGCAGGAAGGGGGACTACGCCCACGATACTACATTGCTCTGAGTGTTCTTTTTGGCAGAGTGATGAGAAAATTCTAGCTGGATTATTTCAGGGAGTATCATCTTCTGACGGTACAGAGATAATTCTGGAATCTACAGCTAATGGTGCTACTGGTGCTTTTTATAGAATGTGGAAAGCAGCTGAAAGGGGTGAGAACGATTATATACCTATATTCTTACCTTGGTTCATGACACCAGAGTATACTATGGATCCCCCTGAAAATTTTCAGAGAACCATAGAAGAAGGGGAATTATCTGAAACATATGACCTTACTGATGGTCAGTTGTGGTGGCGTAGAATGAAGATAGGTGAAGGGGGAGAATCTAAATTTCAACAAGAGTATCCTTCTACAGCTGAAGAGGCTTTTGTAGTATCGGGTAAAAATGTATTCAATATAGATAAATTAAATAAACTTCAAACTAAAGGACCAGATTCCCGAAGGGAGTTTGATTCATCTATGTCTACATGGGAAGACCATAGAGAAGGAAACTTATCTATATGGAAATCCCCCGGATTTGATGAAAAATTTATTATTGGTGCCGATGTGGCACTAGGGGTTGGACAAGATTATTCAGCAGCAATTGTTCTGAATACAGACAGAGAGGTAGTTGCTGTTTATAGAGATAACCATGTTGATCCAGCTATATTTGGTAGAGATTTGTTTTATTTAGGAAGATATTATAATAATGCTCTTCTTGCTGTAGAGTCTAACTCTATGGGTGTATCTACTCTACAGAAACTTAAAGAGATGAAATATGTCAATTTATATTATCAAACTCAAATTGCTAATTTAACAGACGAGGATGGTATAAGGTTGGGTTTTAGAACTACAAGTGCTTCTAAACCAGCTATAGTATCTAACTTAAAAAATTGGATAGACAGTGATGACATTGCTGTATGGTCTTCTGAGGTAGTGGAAGAGTTGAAAGATTATGTATCAGACGATAAGGGTAAAACTTCTGCATCTAGAGGGGGTACAGATGATACGGTGATGGCTCTTGCAATTGCTGCGGAAGTTTATAGAACACACCTACATAGACTTGCTACAGACAGGGTCGGGTTTGATAGTGTGTTTATTCCTGAAAGACAAACTAATTGGATTTAATTATGGCTAAGAAAAACAAAAAAGTAACTGATGAAGAAATCACTAGTATTATTAATGATTCTATTCAGCAAGCAGTAGGTAGTTTCACGTCTGGTTCTGAGTTGCAAGAGCAAAGAGAAACAGCTATAAACTATTATACACAGCAAGCTAAGGGAAATCTATATCCACAGGGAGTGTCTAAAGTAGTAACTTCGGATACTATGGAAATTGTAGATTCCTATTTAGCTGTTATATCTGAACTGATGTTATCTAATGGTAAGATTGCAAAGTTCAATCCATCAGACCCTAGTCAGACAGTAGCGGCAGGTCTTGCCTCTGAGTTGACGAACCATTGTATCTTTAGTAAAAACAATGGATGGGTAGACCTTAATACTTGGATTAAAGCAGCTTTGCTGTTTAAGAATGCAATTATAAGATGGAGGTGGGAGGAAATAGAAGAGACCAAAGTGGAGGAGTATGAGAATATAAGTGTACTTGAAGTAGACGCTCTCTTATTAGAGGGTGATGTAGAGATAGTGGAGATGAGAGCTGGAGAGGGTTTTGACCCAGATTCTAGAAATGCTGAAGGGTTTTATGAATATGTTTCTATAAGAAGAGAAGTTGATAAGTCCAGAGTATCTCTTGAGAATATACCACCTGAATCTTTTATGATTAACAGGGGTGCCACAGATATCCCAAGTGCATCATTTATCGGTGTACAGACAGAGATGTCATTATCTGACCTGAGAGAAATGGGTTTTGATGTCGCTGATGATATTGGTGAAGGTACCGAAGCTAGTAGTTTTAATCAAGACTACGAGTCGTCTGTAAGACAGTCGATTAATGAGATACAACAGAATTATGCTGATGATTCCTTGGGAATTGCTAATAGGGAAGTCGTTGTCACAGAGTCTTGGATTAAAATTGATAGAGACGGTGACGGTGTAGCTGAATTGAAGAGATTTATAACGGTTGGGGAGGAAATATTGCTAGAAGAGTATGCAGATTCCATACCTCTAGCATCTTTGAATCCAATTGAAATACCATATTCTTTTTATGGAATGTCAATAGCAGATGCAACTAAGAGTGCAACTGAGATTAAGACAACTATAACTAGAGGTATGATCGAAAATGTTTATCTGTCCAATTATGGCAGAACATTGGCTGATCCCAATACAGTAGACTTTAGAGCTCTACAGAGTCCAGAACCACATCAGATTATCCCAACTAATGGGTCTCCGATGTCTTCTGTGCACACTCTAGTCCCAGCTCAATTAGCACCGTCTACTTTTTCTCTGCTAGAGTTCATGAATACCGAAAAAGAGATGGCTACTGGTATGACCAGAGCGGCTCAAGGGATTAACGAAAAGTTATTTGATTCTGGAAACTCTGCTGGTAAGATTGCAATGGTAGAGCAAGCGGCACAAAAACGCATAGCGTATGTTGCACGCAGGTTTGCTGAAACTGGATTTAAAGATCTATGTAGAGGTGTGTACGACCTAATACTGGATAATTCAGAATCGATATTAAAAGATTATAGTTATTATAATATAACACCTGAATCTTTAGTGCCATTAGAGAATCTTACAGTTGACATTGATGTTGGGGCCAATAGTTCTGCCAACACTCAAGAAAATATGATGATGATGGCTACACAAGTGATGCCTATGTTATATCAAGCTAAGGAAGCTAAAGGAATTATAAATCCAAAAGCTCCATTTACGATAGCAAGACAATTGCTAGAGTCTATGGGTATTGACAACTGGGTAGACTTTCTTGTTGACCCCGATACTCCACAAGGGCAACAACAGGCTCAAGCTGCAATGCAAGAGGCCCAACAAGAGCAAGCACAAGTCGGTAAAGAAGAGCAAATGGAGCAACAGAAAATACTCCTTACTCTTCAGAAACAAATGGCGGATATTCAGAAGAAACAGGCCGATATGGAATTAGATAGAGAGAAGTTCGAGTA